TCAAACACCTGGAAAGGCTTCCCGTTCCAAGCCGTGCTGCCGGAAGACACCGAAGACAAGGTGCCGAAGGCGGAGCTAGTGGTGTCCAACGTCAGTCGCGATCTGACCCTAGCGATCCGCGCGCTGGACAGCCGACCGAGCGCGACGCTGGAGGTGGTGACGGATCAGGCGTTTGATACGGTGGAGAAGGGACCGTACGAGTTCGACGTGCTTGGCTACGAGGCCAGCGCAAGCACGATCCGCCTGACGGTCGGGCCAGCGGTGGACTATCTGAACGCGGCGTTCCCGAAAGATCGGTTTGTGCCGTCCAATGCCGGCAGCTAGTTACGCCCATCTCATCGGCGTCCCGCACATCAAGCCGCACGGCTGCTGGCTTATCGTCGCCCGCGCGCTCGCGGATGTCCACGGCGTCACCCTGCCGGCTGAGTGGGGCGCCGACATCGGCGAGAACGACACCCAAGCCCGCGCGCTGCTGCTGCACGAACACCTGGCCGAGTGCGGCACCGTCGTGACCGATCCAGCGCCGGGTGACGTCATCGCCTGCTGGCGTGCGGCCCGCCCGATCCACGTCGCGCTTTATTGCGGCGGCGGACAGGCGCTTGAGAGCACCAGCGCTTTTGGCACGTCGCACCTGACCGATCTGCCACGCCTGCGCCGCGAATGGGCACAGCTTACCTGTCATCGCCCTGTCGAGCTGGTCAGCGGCGTGGTAGGATGACGACATGAAGCGCCTAACCACAGACAATCCGGCAGTAGACGTATGACACGCACGATTCCTGTGACCGCTATCGACGTGACCTATTTAGCGCCTACCACATACGAGCGCGCCACCGTGACCGTTGGAACAGCAGGCGTCGGTGAGGCGACGGTGGAACGCGAGTACGTCAACTGCGTGGGCGAAGATAGCGCGCGGCACATGGCGGAATACGAGCTGACCCTTGGGTTGCATGTGGAGGTCAGCGACGAAGAATGGCGGCGGTTGTTCTCAGCCGACTAAAGTCGCCACCCAAACCGAGCATCCGATAGGCCGCCTCCGGGCGGCCTTTTTCGTGCGCCGATCCAACTCTCCACGGAGCTGTCGAACTGGCATGATCCACGTTATCGCCCGCCCCGACCCCGTACACGACCGGCTGGTGACCTCCGAAGCACCGGACGGCCTGACGCTGGCCGAGATTGCCGGCGGCGTGCACGAAGATGTCGAGGCGTTTATCGGCAGCGTGAAGAACGGCATCCCGCGCGGGCTGTGGCACGTCGTGCGGCCGAAGCCGGGCGAGACTGTCTTGCTGACGAAGGTGCCGCAGGATGATAACATCGCCGGATTGCTTGGTGGGATTGCGGTGCTCGCAGTTTCCATTGCGGCACCGTACGCGCTTGGCATTGCCGGCACGCTCGCTGGTTCGCTTCTGTCGGCTGGTATTGCTATCGCCGGCAACTTTGCCCTTAACGCGCTCGTCAGCCCGCAACAGCCAACGCCGGAGCAGCCCGAACAGTTCAACCGCCTCGCCTCTATCACCGGCCAGAGCAATCAGCTCAACCCGTTCGGCGTCATCCCGCGCCTGTACGGCACGCATCGCATCTTCCCGGTGATCCCGATGACGGCCAAGCCCTACACCGAGATCATCGGCGACAAGCAGTACCTACGTTGGAAAGGGGTTATCGGCTACGGGCCGCATGAGATCGGCGGTGTCAAGGTAGGCGCTGGCACCGGCGGCGGCTTCGGCGGAATTGACGAAACGACTAGCCTGACCGGTGACCCGATCAAGATTGGCGACACGCCGATCACGGAGTTCGATAGCTATAAGTTCGAAATCTACAACTCACGCTGGACCGGAGCGCGCGGGCTCTACAAAGATCAGGTGATCGAGACGGCGGTCGGGGCGAGCCTCAATCTCCAAAACGAATATCAGCGTCGGACTTGGCTGGACGATAACGTTTCGATCACGCGCACGACGGACACCGACGCCACGGAGATCGGGCTGGACCTGATCTTTCCGCAGGGTCTGTTCTCGATCTACAACGAGGGCGACACCGCCGGCGCGCGTGTCCAGTGGGTTATTGAATATCGCGAGGTCGGCACGTCCGCCTGGACTCGCCTGACGCCGGCTGACAGCCCGGACACCGAAAATTGTTGGCTTTCCAAGGTAAGCCGGGATGACGCCACGCAAACATTCACACGTGAAGTTTGGAACCCTGGACGCGGTAGGGATAGTTCGTACGGCACGACCACCGAGACCTATACCGAGGTTGATGAATGGCGCATTACCGAGGACGAATGGCGCGTTATTACGTTCAACAACGAACGTGAAACCTACCGCGTCGGCCTGAGTTGGCAGGTGCCGGAAGGGCAGTACGACGTTCGCGTGACGCGCGTGCGCTCGCGCGGCGGTGGTGGTGCGGCCTTTCAGGGCGATGCGACTTGGACCGTGCTGCGCACCTTCCGCGACCGAACCAGCTTCAACGTCAAAAACGTCACGGTCATGGACCTGCGTATCAAGGCCAGCGACCAGTTCCAGGGCACGCTTGACCGCGTGAACGTCGTCGCGACTTCGGTCCTGCCATACTATGATGGGTCTAGCTGGCAGACGCCGGGCGAGGCGACCAACAACCCGGCGTGGATTTACGCCGACTTGTGGGCTGGCACAGCAACCGATACGCCGGTCCCGTACAGCCAGCTTGACGCGGACGCCCTCAAGGAATGGGCGGATTTCTGCGACACCAAGGAACTGACCTATAACCGAGTGATCGACAGCGGCGGCACCGTCTTGGACCGCGCCCGCTCCGTCGCCAGCACAGGCCGCGCGTCGTGGGGGCTGGACGACAACCGGATCACCGTCGTCCGGGACTTCGAGAACCCGACGCCCAAGCTGGTCGTCAGCCCGCGGATCGCGTGGGGCTTTACCGAGTTCTTCACCTTCCCCGACCCGCCCGACGCTTTCCGGGTCAAGTTCACCGATCCTGACACTTGGGAGGCCACCGAGCGGGTGGTGTTCGATGACGGGCAGGACGAAACCACCGCCGTCGATTACCGCACGCTCGAGACGGATGGCGTCACCGACAGCGATCAAGCGTGGAAAGAGGGCCGCTACCAGCTTGCGCAGCTAAAGCTCCGACCGTACCGCCAGGAATTCACGCTCGACGTTATCCATCTGATTTTCAAGCGCGGCGACACCATCGCGCTCAACTACGATGTTGTCGGTGTCGGCCTCCAAACCGGCCGGGTGACGGGCGTCACCACGGACGGCAACGGCGATGTAACGGCGTTCACCTGCGACGAAAGCCTGTTCATGGAGACAGGCAAGACCTACGCGGTCAAGGTGCAGGTGATTACGAGCAGCGACGAACCGGCGCTGCGAACGGCGACGATCCAGACCGACAGCTCAGCTAGCGGGGTTCAGAGCGTCACGCTGGACAGCCCGCTCGCGGACATCCAGGCCGGCGATCACTTCGTCTTTGGCGAAGGCGACCAGGAAAGCGCCAACGTCAAGGTTACGGAGATCGTCCCGCAGGGCGATTTAACGGCTAAAGTAACGGTGGTGCCAGAAGCGCCGGCCATTCACGACGCGGACACTGGCACTATCCCGACTTGGGACGCCAAGATCAACGAGCCGGTTGACCCAACGAAACTCCCACCGCCGGCACCGATCATTGACGAAATAATCTCCGATGAGTCTGCGCTGATCCAGCGCAAGGACGGTTCGCTTCAGGTCCAGATGCTTGTGCGCTACAGTTTGGCTCCGGGCAAGGAACTCGGCTCGGTGCAGATGCGTTGGCGGCGGCGGGCGCAAGCGGACAGCGAAGACACCGACTACGAACTCAAAGGCTGGTCGCACTGGACGAAACCGGAGACGCCGGACGGCCAGATCGAGACCACCCGCATCGAGGAGAACAAGGAATACGAGATACAGGTCCGCGTCTGGGGTGAGCAGGCGCGCGAATGGTCGCCGTTCAGCGCGAGCGCGTATCATACGGTCGTCGGCAAGACCACACCGCCGCCGGATGTGACGAACATCACCGTTCGTAATGGTGACTTCGACAGCGATCAGGTCACGTTCGACTACCCCGATGAACCGCTGGACTGGGCCGGCACCATCGTAAAAGTCGATGGCATCCAGGTCGCTGAAGGTGGCAAGACTAAAGAGGTCACGGTCCCGCCGTTCGTATTTCGGCAGGAAAAGACCTACACGGTTGAGGTCATTTCCGTTGATACGAGCGGCAATCAGTCAAGCGGCGCGTCGGCACAGGTCACGCCGCTGACGACGCCCGTCCCTGAGATCACCGACATTACCTCCGACGAAAGCGTGTTGATCGTCCAGGAGGATGGCACGCTTCAGGTGGCCATGCAGGTTACCTACAGCATCCCCGGCGTCGATGAAGATGGCGCCAGCGTACAGATGCGCTGGACCGACATTGCTACTGGTAACGACACATGGACTTGGCAGCCGAATGGCGAGTCGGATGGCACGCTCACGACCACGCGGATCAAGGTCGGCGTACGCTATGCGGTGCAGGTACGTCACTGGAATCGCGCGAGCCAGTGGTCCGCATGGTCGCCAAGCGTTGAGCATACCGTTGTCGGCAAGACCACACCGCCGCCCAACATCACGGAGCTGCTAACCGAGGAAACAGCGGATCGCCAGCGGCGGTTCACTTGGTCGTATCCCGACAAGCCGCTTGACTTCGCCGGCATCGCTTTCCGGGCCAACGTCGGGCGAAACTTTAACTGGAATGACGCAATCCCGCTACATGACGGGCTGATAACTGAAAGCCCGTGGGAGACGCGGCAGCTCCGCACCGGAACATGGACCGTGCTTGCGCGCGGTGTGGACACATCCGGCAACGTCTCGGCCGAAAGCGCCATCGCGATCCTAGCCCTAGGCGACCGGCTGGCCGAGAACGTCTTGGAGACGTTCGACTTTAAGGCGGACGGCTGGCCGGGCACAATCACGAACGGGTCGGTGGACGG